TCAGATTTTTCTTTTGGTGTAGGAGGCGAACTTCTTGAGTTCGTCTTCTTCTATTTTCTCGGTGATATCAAGGTACGTGTCGGCGGTTGTCTTGATTGTTTTATGTCCTAATCGCTTCGAAACAAATTTAATACTTGCACCAGATTCAAGAAGTAAAACTGCGTGCGTATGTCTGAATCCGTGTGTCCCTTTGTACTCTACTCCTGCTTTTTTACAGTAGCCCTTTATTGAATCGCGAACTGTAGAAGGTGTTAAATAATTCCCCAGATAGTTTTGAAATATGATCCCATCCTCATTTTTTCTAAAAGTGTCTTTTCTTAAAATCAATTCATTTTGTTTTATCTTAAATTTCTTTAGCTCACGTAATAGATCATCATTCAGACTAATTGTTCTGTACGATGATGAATTTTTTAAGGTGGTTATTTTCAGATAGTTATTATCGTCTCGGCTTGTTTGTCGTTCAACGGTCAACTTATTACCTTCAATGTCTGTCCATTTTAATGCCAGGGCTTCGCTTATCCGTAAACCAGTTTGACTTAAAAAATACATAAGCATGTAATACAGTTGATATTCTTCAAAGCGCTGATGCTTATATGTCTTCATATAATCGAGCAATGTGTTCAGATCATCCAGCTTATAGTATTTCGTCTCTTTCTTTATACCTACGATGTCTTGGACGGGGACCCTCAACCGATCCGAAGGGTTCTTCTCCAAAACCTCTAACTCATGAACAGCGTAATGAAAAATACTTTTTAAAACGGAAAGATACTTCAGCCTGGATCCAAATGAATACTTCTCTCTTCCCTGTTCGTCTTTCATGTCGGCGTACTGCTGAAGCCAACGCTTAACCTCTGCACGCCGGATCCGCATGATCCGTTTGTTTCCGAAATGAGGTATGATATGTAGCCGCACGATAACCTCCAACTGCTCAAAGGTGGATTCCTTCGTAATGGCTTTTTTATATTCATACAGCCACTCATTCGCAACCTCATCAAACATCATATTTCTATCATTTAACGTTTGGCCGTAGTAGATTCTCTCTTCAACTTTTCCCGCTTCGATTTCTGCTTCCTTTTTAGTCCGAAAAGTCCCTATACTAAATTCCTTCCCGTCTTTGGACACCCTTGCTTGCCACCTACCGCTTTTGAGTTTTCTAAATGTGGCCATCTCCTCACATCCTTTCATATGTGTTAAGAGCAGCTTGGCCAAATGAGGCTCCGCTGCTCTTTTTAATTGCTATCGATAGTAATTAAAGATCCTGTACAAACCGGACTGCTTTCCCTATTATTCTTGCCGGATTATCCTTTGTGATAATGAAAGGTTCATGTGTTGGGTTGTCCGGCATTAATAAAACCACGTTACCTTGTTTTTTCACTCTTTTGAGAGTAGCTTCAGTATCACCATTCAATTGTACGGCTGCAATTTCTCCGTATTCCACTTCACTTTGCTCCCTGATCATGACAAGAGATCCATCCGGAATAGTTGGTTCCATTGAATTGCCTTTTGCTTCGAGATAGTAAAGCGTCCCGGATGGTAAATTGTCCGGAGATTCATAGCGGTAGCCTTGGATATTCTCTTCGGCTAAGATCGGAATTCCGCAAGCGATTGTGCCAAGTATAGGAATTTTTACTGTCTGTGGCGCCAGAATGTGAATATTTATAGGCTTCTCTTCTGTTAAATCTGATCTACGTACATTAAAGTAATCAGCCATAAGTTGAATTTTATCCGGTCTCGGATATGTACTGGCTTTCATCCAGTTGGATACTGTAGTTTCAGGAATGTTTAGGTTCCTGGCCATATCTGTTTGAGTCAAACCCTTTTTATCTAAGAGTCTTTTCAAATTTTCTGAAAAAATTTTTTTCATCCGTTCCGCTTTTTCCATTGGTATCACCTCCCTTTCTCTATATAATACCGATTATCGGTATTTTGTAAAGAGGAAAATACCGTTAAGAAGAAAATTCTTTCATTTAATTCCTTGACAGTACCTTTTAAAGGTAGTATTCTAAAGTTGCAATTTCAACAGGAGGTGATAGTATGTTTCAGATTTCACTTAAAGCTGCGCGAGTAAACGCCGAATTGGAGCAGGAAGTGGCAGCATCGAAAATTGGAGTGACAGCAAAGACATTAAGTAACTATGAACGTGGTATTACCGCTATTCCAGGACACATACTTAAAAAGGCTGCAAAGATTTACGGTATTCCTGAAGAAATGATTCGTCTTCCAATTGTAGATGATGGAGACTTCGATGAAGACGAATTTTTTTTAAGTAGTACTGCCGTTTAAAGGTAGTATCCGGAATGATTGGAGGTGCTTGTCATAATACAAGTTCAAGTAGATGAAGAAGAAATAAAGCAGTTGTATATGGAAGCGATCAGCTCCTACTTGGATAAGTTAAACAAAGAATTAGTTTACTGGGATTCAAGTGAGTTGAAGCGACGTACTTGTATGAGCTGGAATAAAATCGTGGATAGCTTTTTTCACCATCCAGATTTCTCAAAAGTGAAAGTCGGCGGTAAATGGTATTTTCCAGCGAAAGAAACCGAAGAGTTTCTCCTTGCCTGGCTTTCAAACAACCCAAGTAAATCTTGACTTAAGAAGTGACTAAACGATTCACCCGCTTTGTATTAAGAAAGTAAATATGGAAAATGAGGGTTATTGGACAGGGGTGATTGAATGAATGAAAAAAGCATTAATCCGGGAGATACGGTACGGTTGCTTAGTGGTGGAGGTACTTACCACCCTGATAGGGGAGTACATCTCGTCGAGTGTAAAAATGATCAAATTTACAAAGTGGGCGGGTTCTGGTTTCGACATGGGGCTACTTATGTAACGCTCGTCGATGAATCCAATGTCTGGTGTGGTAAAGCAAGACCCGAACAGCTCGAACTGCTCAGCAAATCAAATAAAAAAGGAGCTGAAGTTGAATGAATGAAAAAACCAGGCCAAACAGCAAGTTTAAAGTCGGAGATTTCGCAATGCTACGGGGAGGAAAAATTGCAGAAATAGTAAGCAAGACGTATCCGGAAAAATTCGGAAAATGGAGATATGACATCTGCTACCTAGACATTGACAAGGTAAAAAATACGGTATCTGGCAATACGAGAATACACTTGCGCGAAGAAGAACATCTTGAAACTGTGACGGATCCCCACCTGTTACTTCTAATAAAGAAATATGAGTTTGAAACCAAAATACAGCATATCAAAGCTGAGCTAAAACAATTAGAAACGGGTGTAGAAAAAATTGAATATGCCCTTGATATCATTACGCCAAAAGAGGAGGTGGTAAGGGGATGAATAAATCAGACCTTGCATCTGTAAAAAGACATCTCGAACAACTCCAGGAATGTTTGACCACTCTAGACAACTATAAAGGATGGATCACCGTCAACACTGAGAATGGAGATCGCATTTTTGAGGATATTGGGGATGGCGAACTACAGGCGCTAATAAAAAGGAAGCTCGAAGACAGCATAAAATTTTGTGAAGAACAGCTGAGGAGGGCCGATTGCACATGAAACCAAACCCATGGGTCTGGACGCAAAAAGCCGAATCCAAGATGCCGGATAGAAAGGCCGGAACATCTGTACCGATAGGATTCCTGATTGAAGGTAATGAAGAATATTTCCCGCGCCTGGAATGGATACAAAAAGGCTATGTAAAACGAAATACGGAGGAGGAGTAAGGGAATGAATCAATTACATGAACAAAGAGTTAGGGAAATAGTACAGGAGGAATTGAAAAAGAGAGAAGCTACCGCTATAACAATAGCTCCAAATATTACATTGTCTTCTGATGTTTCAGTAGAGAAGATTGCCGAAAAAATTAACAGTGAATTAGAAAAAGCTACAGAAGAATTAGAAAGGAGCTATACATGAATCAATTACAAGTGATCATCCATAACAATCAACGTGTACTTACTACAGCCCAACTAGCAGAATCTTTCGGAACTGAAACAAAGATTATCAGCAAGAACTTTGAACGAAATGAAGAGCGCTATACAGAAGGGAAGCACTTTTATATTTTACAAGGCCAAGAACTCAAGGATTTCAAAGCCACTCGTCAAATTGACGACAACCTTAAATTTGCACCTATCCTCTACCTTTGGACAGAAAAGGGTGCCTGGATGCACGCCAAGTCTCTAAATACAGATCGGGCTTGGGAAGCCTACGAAATGTTAGTAGATGAGTATTACCGGATCAAGGATGTACCGACTCTTTCTCCCAATCAAGCTATTGCCGTTGCCCTGCAGCAGACAGCACAGATGATAACCAAATTACCTGAATTAGAAAGTAGGATCGACTTACTAGATCAGAAAGTGGAAACACAAATTACCTTAGATAGTGGAGAACAACGAAGATTACAAAAAGCAGTACGTAAACGAGTTTGTGAGTTTGAACAAGACAAAACTGCACGCAAACCGCTCTTCAGCCAATTGTACAACGATATATATGACCGTTGGGGCGTACCGAGTTACCGGGATGTATTACGGAAAGATATGCAGGATGTACTTCGCTACATTGGAGCTTGGGTTCCGAAGAAAGCCAATTAGAAAGGGGAATGGATATGAATCTGTCAGAAACACTCTTCAAAGAAACGGGAAAGAAAACTGGTGTTGTATATGCCACAGGCATTATAAAAGGCCGGGACGTTCGAAGGATGGCAGAGGACTGCAGGGCCCAGGAAACGATCCCGGCAACCGCTCAAGGGATTTATGACAAATACATCAACATCTATCAAAAATTTCTATACACCGAAGATCCGGTAGAAGCTGAAATGCTTAAAGAAGATTTGAAAGAAATGAAAGAAAAATTCGGAATCGAGGAGTAGAGATGATAGATAACGGGATGACGAGACCTTATTACACTCATGAATTACCTGTTGTAACAGAAGATTGGCCTACATGCGATTGTGGCAGCCGAGCGTATCTGCTCATAGAAGGAAACCTACGATGTTTAGACTGTGCCGCTGATGAAGGCGTGGAGCTTTTGAAAAGGAGATGAGTACGTTGTCAGGAAAGATAAGAATTCAATTCACGACGAATCCATTTGATCAATGGAGACTCAGCCAAGTGGGAGGATATATAGAACGTTTCAGGGGCAAAGAGGTATTTGCTTTTGATCGTCATGATCAATATATGAAGTACTTACAACTGAATACACAAAGAAAAGAGTAGACTGCTGCAACAGTCCACTTAGAAAAACAAAATCCAAAATCATTTTAACATATTTCATTCTTATTACAAGTCTGGAGGACAAATAGATATGTTTGAAGATACCCAACCCATCGATTATTCCAACTACCTGCCGGTAGAGCCGCCTGTCCAATCTGCAACCGTACAGATGGCAAACACCCGGCAAACAGAAGAAGTGAAGGCAGCTATCTTCATGGCCAAACAGTTCCCTAGGGATCAACAAGCTTCGTTTAATCGCATCATCCAATCTTGTAAGAGGAAAAAACTGGCTGAGGAAGCAGAGTATGAGTTTCCAAAAGGCGGTTCTAAAATAAGTGGTCCTTCTATCCGGCTTGCTGAGGTTGTAGCGCAGGCATGGGGGAACATCGACTACGGTTTGATTGAATTGGAACAACGCCACGGAGAATCCAAGGTAATGGCATATGCGTGGGACATGGAAACTAATACCCGTAGACAGATGACGTTCACGGCTCGACATGAGCGAAAAGCTAAGGGGAAGATACAGAAGCTTGAAGAATCGAGGGATATCTATGAAGTGGTTGCTAACTTAGGCTCCCGCCGTATGCGGGCTTGTATCCTTGGGGTTATTCCAGGGGACATCATAGATGCTGCTTTAGAACAATGTCGCAAAACGTTAAAGGATAGTTATAAAGAACCTTTGGTGGATCGGGTAAGAAACGCATTTCAGCAGTTCCAAGAAAAATATGGCGTGACCAAAGAAATGATAGAAGAATATATCGGATGCAGTCAGGAAAGCTTCACGGAAAACGATTTTCTAAGAATCGGAAACGTGTGGAAATCCCTTCGTGATGGGATGGCAAAAAGAGAAGATTATTTCAATTTCTCCGTTCCAACGCATCAAGTCAGTAAAACCGAAGAAGAATTCAAGCAATTACAACATAAACAAACGGGTGGTGATCAAGATGCTCCAGCTGAACAATCAGAATTACCACTCGGATGAAGCAAATCAACACTACTTCAGTAACAGTCAATATAAAGATTTCCTCACTTGCGAAGCTATGGCTATGGCAAAAATAAATGGTTGGAGGCAACCTGTCACAGATTCACTTTTGGTAGGCTCTTACGTTCATGCGTACTTTGAGGGAGCAGAAGCATTTGAGGATTTCAAGGAAACAAACCCCGGGATATTTTCTTCTCGGGGAAAGACCAAAGGAGAATTGAAATCACCATTTCAGTTTGCGAATCACATGATCCAAGCGATTGAACAAGATCCTCTTTGCCTCTTCGTCCTTCAGGGGCAAAAAGAAGTGATTATGACGGCGGAGTTTGCCGGAGCGCTTTGGAAAATCAAGATAGACAGTTATAATCCCAATCGTCTTCGGTTCTCCGACATCAAGACGGTCAAAGAGATTCAGAAAGAAATATGGGATCCACAAAATGGTTATGTCTCTTTTGTTGAAGCAAACAGATACACCACTCAGATGGCGCTGTATGCGGAGATAGAACGGCGTGTAGTAGGGCGTGACGGTTGGATTGAACCAATTATTGTGGCTGTATCGAAAGAAGACCCACCAGATAAGGCGGTCCTTACAATCAATGCGTATGACATTCAGCGAGAGCTGGAGGAGATCGAAAGACATATGCCGCGTTTTATAGAGGTTAAAGCTGGGCATGAAGAGCCTACACGTTGTGAGAAATGCCGTTATTGTCGTGAGACGAAGAAATTGAATAGCATTATCCATTATTCGGAGTTGCTAGCACAATGACTAGAATGACTCCTATACAAACGAAGAGCGCTAAAGGAGTTGTTGACTTGTGCTAAATCGTGTCGTGTTAATCGGTAGGCTGACAAAGGATCCGGAACTGCGTTACACCTCTAGTGGCATTGCGTATACCTCATTTACGCTTGCCGTTGAGCGTCCATTCAAGACTAATGGAGACAAAGAAACAGATTTTATAAATATTGTTACTTGGAGACAAGCCGCGGAAGCCTGTGCCAACTACCTTCGCAAAGGCCGTTTGACGGCGGTAGAAGGAAGAATTCAGGTACGCAATTATGAGAACAATGAGGGCCGCAGAATCTATGTAACCGAGGTTGTGGCTGAACATGTGCGTTTTTTGGAATACAGCAAGAAAAATAACGACACTCAGAACACGGAGGATTCATCGAATCAGGAGAGCGCACCAGTCGATATATCCGATGGCTTGCCATTTTGATGGAAACAGAGGAGGTAGTGGGGCATGAATCTACCTTTCAGACCTTACCCAAAATCGGAACAAGTAAAAAGTAAACGAGTAAAATTTACGCAAAAGCAGATGGGCGATATTAGCCCTTCTGTGGACGCGAAACTAAAAGAACGCAGCCAAGGTGTTTGTGAATGTTGCGGCGCAGCAAGAGCCACAGACCGTGCTCATATCACGAGTAGGGGGAAGCTGACACATAAAACGAAAGTGACAGATCTCCTACACCTGTGCCGAGATTGTCACGCTTTTTTAGACGGGACACCCGAAGGAAAACGGGCAAAGAGAATGGCGGAAGCCAGTATAAAGGCTGTAATAAAGGATTTGACATGACCGAAAGAAAGCATTTTGTGAAGCAGAGTAAAAGAGGAGGAATTAAAAATGGCTTGGATAGAGAGTCACCAGGAGCTTGCTAGACATCCAAAGACAAAAAGGTTTGCGAGATTGCTGGGGGTTTCGCTACCGGCAGCAGTAGGCCATCTTCACTTCTTCTGGTGGTGGGCAATGGATTATGCCCAAGATGGCAGTCTATCCAAGTACGAAGCTGAAGATATCGCAGACGCTTGCGAATGGGATGGAGATTCCGAAACGCTCATGAAGGCATTGCATCATGCTGGTTTTGTGGATAGTGACATGACCATACATGACTGGTCAGAGTACGCGGGACGGCTCATTGAAAAGCGCGAGCAAAACAAGGAACGCAAACGGAAGTCACGTGCCAAGAAAAATGAAGAGCAAGAGACACAAGATACAGATCACGAAGATGTCACGCGCCCGTCACACGGACAAACGGAACCGTCACGTGAACAAGTAAGTGACGACTCCGTGAGTCACAGGGCTACCGAACCTAACCTAACCATACCTAACCTAAAACATAGTGGTGGTGGTGTTAATAAAGAGCGCGACGAGCCTTTTGGGAAGGCCTATGAATCCGTGGAGAAATATTTTGGCGTTGCTGTCAATCCTGTACAGCTTAGCAAGCTTGAAAACCTCGTCAAGATGGGCATAGAACCGGAAGTGGTGGAACAGGCTGCCGTGCTAACCAGAGAGGTGGGAAAGGATATCCGGTACTTCTGGGGGATTCTTGAGAATTGTTCGCAGCGCGGGATTTTGACTTATGCCGCATTCGCAGAGGATCAAGCGCGCAGAAGGGAGGAACAGCATGCAAAGTCTAAGGGAAGCCCTGGCGGGGTTCGACCTGGAAAAAATAAAGCAGCGAGCGGAGGAGCTGAAAGTGAGTTCGCCTATCTCGCAAAAGCCGGTAGAAGCTAATTACGCCTGCCACAAGTGCAAAGACGAGTTCGGCTATTTTAAAAAATCCCCTCAGATCGTGAACGGGGAGGAATGGCTCATGGACGTTTGGGTCACCTGTGACTGTGTCGAAAAGAGAAGACTGCAGCGACTGTTTCAAGCATCCGCCATAACAGACGAGTTTGCCAAGAAGACGTTTGATAACTTCAAGCTGGGCCAAGTACACGAGATTGTTCGGGAGGCCTTTGCGGTGGCCAATGAATACGTCAGAGACTTTGACAAGCTCCGGAGTCAGAGGAGTAACAGCATTGCGTTGCTGGGTCGCCCTGGTGCTGGGAAGACACACCTGCTTATGGCCGTAGCAAATACCCTTCTGGCCAGAGGAATCGGAGTGGTCTACTTTCCCTACGTCGAGGGATTTAACGAGCTTAGGAAAGACTTGGACCAGTTAGACGAGCGTGTGAGGAGGCTGCAACAGGCAGAAGTGCTTTTCATAGACGACCTGTTCAAGGGTCGCAGCGAGCCAACCGAATGGCAGAAAGAACAGCTCTTTGCCATTATCAATTACCGTAACCTCCAGAAACTCCCCATGCTCATTAGTTCCGAACGTAACTTTGCTCAAATGGTGGATATAGACGAAGCGATTGGCAGCAGACTCCGCGACATGGCTCGCGGGATGACGGTGACCATCATCGGCAACAAAGATTTAAATTACCGGATGAGGGAGGGCTAACATGAACGAGCAGATAGATGATTTGAACTGTTTGATAAAGACTTTGACGAATTTTTAAGACGGGGAATCGAGCAATATCAGGTGGACAAACAGGAACTGGAAGAGGACTAATCAGCCATGAACAAGATAATCGTTTGCGAGGATTTAGATTTTCTGTGGTCGCTTACAGACATAAAACGCATTAAAGAGATGTGGGAACAAGGAATTAGTATTGACGACATGTCCAAATCTGTATCTAGGGACCCGGATGAAGTTGCAATACTCATAATGGATTTATTTAGGCACGGTGAGATAAAAGACCGCCCAGGCGGAGCAAGGGGGAAAGGATATGGGAACAACAGCAAATAGGGGAATGGCATTTGAACATGAAATCAATGTGACAAATCGGATGTATGAAAAAATGGGCTTGGCTGTCATTAACAAACGGCCGACTCCTGTAAAAATCATGGGCCGTACAGCCGGCCGTATCACAGGGTTTTTGGAAAGTCCTTCAACAGTGGATTATGACGGGACATACCGCGGCAAGTCCATTGTTTTTGAAGCAAAGTCCACGAAGGAAATAAATCGGTTTGATCTCAAAAACATTCACGACCATCAAGTAGATTATTTGAGAAAATGTCACGAACACGGTGCTGTAAGTTTCTTGCTTATCAAATTTGAAAAACATAATACCGTTTATCTGCTTCCGTACCAATCACTGAAACACTTTTGGGAGCGACGAAAAACAGGAGAACGAGGAACACAGAGTATTCAGATTGTAGATTTTGATATACACGCTTACCAAGTTTATACGAGCATGGTGCCTGTAGACTATTTGACCGTGGTAGATAGGGCTTGGAACATTGGTTAGGCATAAACGGTCATCCAAGCATGAAAAGCCGCCAGAAAGGACGCTAGAGCTGTTAAAACGCATGCCTGGACGCTGTTCGGAGTGTGCTGGATATCTGTTCAAGCTCCGGTATGAGGATGGACAGTTAATCCGGTTATGTACCGGTTGTAAGGCAAAATTAAAAGTTTAGGAGAGTATAGAAATGAATGAAATAACCGAAAAACAGCGCGAAGAAATGAAACATGCACTTGGACTAAATTATTCAGATGAACCTACCAGAAATTACTTCTATACAGACTCCAATGACACTGCATGGAATGATTTAGTTAAGAAAGGCTTGGCTAGAAAAAGGAATGGATGGGATGACGAAAGTTCATATTTCCATCTTACGGATAAAGGAATAAGCATGGTCACGAATACGTGGATTGAGTAGGGAGGGGATAGAGTGAACCAAATAATGCTAGATATCCCTAACTATGGTCCTTGGATATTGACTCACAAAGGTGATAGTTCATGTCGGCTGCTGGCAGATAGGCACTATTCCAGACAGACGATAGGACATCCTATGTTCACAAGACCGGGAAGAAATTTAGTCCTCAGAACAGCTTTGGGGAATGCAGTTTGGGTTACATGGTCTGGTATAAGGGACGATGGATTGGACGCTTGGGAATGTGCGGTTTTTCGGAATGAATCTAATTATCTTAGTTCTTTCCTAATAAAATTAGCGGTTGATGCAACTATTGGCGAGTGGGGGACACCACCAGTGGATGGAATCATTACGTATGTTGATCCGAAGAAGATCAATAGTGTGAATCCTGGTTGCTGTTTTAAAAAAGCTGGGTGGCAAAGAATCGGAAAAAGCAGCAAACGCGGCCTAATACTTTTACAGGTAGGGAGGGGATAGAGCATGTACACCAAGCGTAGAACGATAGTGCCTAATCATAGTGGGGAGTCGAAGGCAAGAGCAAGGATACTAAAGGAGGAATAAAACAAATGGAAATTATAAATAACGAAAAATGCGTGCAATGTGAACAATTCAAAGAGGAAATTTTACACCTGCAAACTAGAAAAACAGAATACCACTTTTGCACTGGTTGTTTAGAGAAATATTTTGAAGGTCAAATTACTTTTGATCCAATTGTGGAAGGAGGAGTCGGAATGAGACCGGATGAAAACAAAGTGCCATTGGCAGATACCTACTATCACTTAAATTTAGTTCCCAGACATTTTTCTTGTGAATATCCAATTGATGTCTATATCAAGGGTAAGAACTTAGCACTTTTTTTATCGGACGTAGCAGCCTATAAAGTGAAAGTGTTCAGGGTTAACTTTGATGGTTTTGAAATAAAAAAGGAGGAATGAGAACGGATGTTTATAGCGAAAAAAGAATTTGAACGGTCTTTAGCCGGAAAAGCCATATACCTACATGGAACCGACAAAGACGGATGGCTGTGGGATGCCTACGCCCTTATAAAAACAGTAAATGACGATTGCATTACAGTTGTATTAGATACAACTGAAACTGAGTCTTTATCCATAGATGACTTCGAAACTGGGACGCTCAGTATGGAAGTATGGGAAAGGGGTACAGAGGATGAATAGACCAATAAAGTTTCGGGGTAAACGTATCGATAACGGAGAATGGGTGTATGGTTTTTATTTGTACGGTGCCATTCAAGATGAACATGTAATATGGACGGATAATGAAAATTGGCTAGTAGATTCTGAAACAGTAGGTCAATGCACCGGCATCAAGGACAATAACGGCAAGGATATATTTGAAGGGGATATTGTTAATAGTCGCAAGATGTCTTTTAGCCACTCGGGCCATTTCGAAGGAATGGTTGATTTCAATGGAATTGTTCAATTTGGAAATGGAAGATTTTATCTGATTGGAGATTCCGGAGAAAGGCCAGATCTTGTTTTTGGATCAAATTATCATGAGGTTATTGGCAACATATATGAACATCCTCATTTGTTAGGAGGTATAGAGGATGAATCATAAGTCCGCTATTACTCAACTGGAAGAACAATGGCTGCGCATTGAGAAGCTTGTTCAGGACAATAGGGCTATCCAGTTGGAGTTAGAACAGGAAAGACATTTTGTTAACGGCATATTAAGAGTAAGGAAAGTTCTAAGGAGGAAGTACCACGCCGAAAAAGCCCGGGCTGATGCAGCGGAGGAAAGGGAAAGGATACTCAAACGAGCCATTTGTGAGTTGATTAAATGAACTGCCCGGATTGTGAGGGGGATGCCAATGGAACAAACATCCATGTTCAAGTTAAATGAAAAAGAAACATGGCGCAGGGTAGAGGAAAGGTTAGAGTCGGCAAGGCTATACAAACAGTTTGGCTTTATCCGGCGAGAATCTAAGATCACCCCTTCTTACTCGCCCAGGTTTCACGGCAATACGTTTGCTATTTCGAAACCATCCGAAGATATTGCCATATGGAATGTGGACCGGGAAGAACAACTGCAGCGGGAATACGAACAGGTTATCAAGGCGGTAAGTAGGTTGTCCGACATCCAACGGCAGATCGTAGAGAAACGATATCTGCAGGACGAGGATGTAACAGACATTTATGTATACACAGACCTGCACATGTCGGAAAGAAGCTATTACTACGCAAAAGCAAAAGCTTTATACCGGTTGGCGTTCGCCTTGAGGTTAGAAACGTACGAAGACGCAAATTAAAAACGTTGCAGACTTTTTGCAGATTTTTTGCAGACATCTTGCAGACCGTTTGGTAAAAAGTAAGATAAGATAATATCATAGGCCACAAAGGATGACAGAAATGTAAGTTTGATCAGTCTTTTGTAATGTAAATCGATCAAAAAAGGAACAAAATATTGCTAAAATACAATTATAAACATCAAGAGTATAAAGGAGTTAACGAAGCATGAGAAAATATACTTTGTATTTCGGTATTTTGTTCATTTTTGCCTTGTTATTGACCGGGTGCGATTTTAACAAAAGCTTTAAAGATCAGGCTTACACCCAAATTAAAGGCGAAGGCAAACTAGTAGATGGTAGATACCAGTACACGCTCCCTAGTTATAATGATGAAGGGAAACAAATTACAGTAACTTTTGGGAAACCTACCGGAGAGAAATTCAAAGAGGATGCTTATCTGCGCCTTTATCTGAAAAGCAAGGACGGCGAAAAAGTTGTTACCAGCTACGAAGAAGTCCAAAAAAACGATTTACCGACCAAAGTGAAAGAGAAACTTCAGGTTCCCTAAAGCAAATGAGCTATGCCAAAAGGCATGGCTCCAGATTGAAGACAAAGTCCCGAGAAATACTACAGTAGCGGGAGTTCTTTATGTTTTTTATCCCTATTTCAAATACAAAATTGAATTTATCAGATGGGCGACCTCTCTTCCAGAGCCAGGTCGCCATTCTTTTGAGGTTCATGGCAGAAAAAACAAGCATTGCCTGCATGGTGACCCTTTTAAGTCCTCGTAAGGTCGTCCACCGCATACCATGCTTCTCCTTTAAATCAGCAAAAACTCGCTCTATGGTTTCTTTTCGCTCTGCGTAAATCCGTTTGTTTTCTTCTGTATGGCGAAGGTGGTCCGCCTCTTCCACACATTCAGCCCAAACATGACGACTAATACGCTTCACTGCCTCTTTACTCTCTGTACATTGTGTCCGGAAAGGACAGGCTTGGCAGATTGCCGGATTCGAGCGATACATTTTATAACCAGCACGGTTCGTTGTTTCGTAAGACAGTATGGCATTTGCCGGACACAGGTAGCAGTCGTAGTGCTCATCGTAAACGTAATCATGCTTTTTAAAGAATTCTTCTTTCGTCTTGGGACGGGTATACGGCAGGACGGGACGAATCTCTTGTTCTTGCAGCATTTTGCAGATGGCTGGTGTTTTATAACCTGCATCCGCGGCAACCGCTTGTGGAGCCGGAACTACGCGAGTAACCTCGTGTAGAACATCTTCAAATACTTGGCTGTCGTGGATATTTCCAGGGGTTACTTTGACGCCGAGTACAAACCCGTTCCGATCACACGCGGTATGGAAGCTGTAGGCGAAAACACGTTCTTTCTCTCCCTTCACGAACAAACCACACTCCGGGTCAGTCGTGCTCACCTTCACCTCCTTCTGCGTGACATTGGGCTTTTTTTCGAACGGTTTCTTTCCATGTAGAGCCCGATCTTGATTGATCTCTTCATCAAGCTGATCCTGGTACTTTCGACTTTGCTCCTGAACGATCTGTTTTACATATTTGTTTTTGTTCGCGCTTGCTTTAACATGTGTCGCGTCGATGAAGAGTACGTCAGGTTCAATGAAACCATGCCGGGCAGCTTCTTCGAGGATGCGATGAAAGATTCCCTCAAACAGTCCAGTATCCCGAAAACGGCGCACATAATTTTTACCCAGCGTGGAGAAATGAGGAATGGGCTGACTGAAGTCATAGCCAATAAACCAACGGTACGCGACGTTGGTTTCAATCTCTTTGATGGTCTGACGCATGGAGCGAATACCAAAAAGGCATTGAATAAGCGCAATTTTAATAAGAACAACCGGATCAATGCTAGGGCGGCCGTTATCCTCACAGTAAACATCCCGAACCAAGTCATAGATGAAACTAAAATCGATGGCGTATTCGATTTTGCGGACCAAATGATCTATAGGTACAAGCTCGTCCAAGGAGACCATGGAAATTTGAGAACGTCCTTCGTAACCGGTTTTTCGCAACATATTCAAGCACTCCCGCACTAGTTATTTACCTATATGATACTATATGAATGCGGTGAATGGTTGGTGTATTTTCGTAAAAAAGACTGTCGACAGGACTTTGTCGACAGTCTGGAGCTATGCCAAAAGGCATGGCTCTTTTTTATGACAGTTGGAGGTGATCTTATGAGTCAGAAAGACAATATCAACCATCCAGAACATATAGAAGGATATATGATAGGGAACGTCATCGAGTATATAACACGATATGAAGAAAAAGGCGGTCTGGAAGATTTAAAAAAAGCCCATTGGTATCTGGAAGTATTGATTAAACACAATGAAGAAAAAAATGGTGGTAATCAAGATGTTTTGGATATAGTGGGTAGATGTAGAGAGTTAGGAATCACAGCAGCAGATGTGTACAATTTTGCCCGTGAGGTGCGAAAATATGCAGATAATAGATGAAAGACATAAATACAGGCAAGATGAAATTATAAAAAGATACAACGAAATGCGAGATATACTGACGGCTCAACCAAAATGCAAAGTAGTAATTAAAGATTATCAGAGACCGGATGTCTGGATGAAAACAAACCCAAGGCTGTACCATAGGCATGGCTCTTTTTTAAATCAGGAGGTGTTCATATGAAAGTAACATGTAAAGAAGGATGCAACAAGGAATTTACTATTAGTAGACTCAAAGCAAAAAGGCTACGGGATGGGATAGAGAAAAATTACTTTACCTGTCCATACTGTTCTAAGGAATATGTATCTTATTATACTGATGCAGCGATTCGGAAGGAACAAAAGCGACTTTTGAACATTGAAAAGAAACATGAGCAAACACGGAAGTTAGAGTTAAAAGAACAGTATAAAAGAAAATACAAGATGGTTTTTGCAGATATAGTAAAGGCCAGTGATGATCTTAAAGCTAGGATTGAGAGTCATGCAAACAGATAAGAAAGAACAAGCCAGGGGGTATGACAAATATAAAAGGAACAAAGAAGCCAGAAACTTCTACAACTCATCAGCGTGGAAGAAGTGTAGGGAATCAGTACTCATTCGAGATCATTACCTCTGTCAACAATGTTTAAAGGAGCAAAGGATAACACAAGCTGACATGGTACACCATATCATTCCGCTGCTGGATGACTGGAGCAAGGGCTTGGACATGGACAACCTAGAGAGCTTATGCAATGCATGTCACAACAAGGAGCATGGCAATGTAAAGCAGGTTAGCAAGAAGATAAAGGTTTATGAAGAGAAAGCGAATAGGGAGTATGTTTGATTGGGAATATGGTGGGTAAGGGTGACTCTTGGTATACCCCCCCACCCTTTTTCTAGGAGCCTTAGGCCTTCCCAAACCGACTGCCCCCATCTTTTTCTACGCGGATACTTTTTCATGAAAGGGGGGGTAAATGCATGGCTGTACCAACTGCTAAAAAAATTCAGGAATATCTTGGGGATTCATACCAGGAGTCAGACGAACAATTAATTCAGCTGTACGTTGAAACACACCAATTTTATCGTAGACTTCAAAAGGAAATTAAAAACTCTGAGCTTATGTATGAGTATACCAATAAAGCAGGGGCCACCAATCTGGTTAAAAACCCCCTTTCAATAGAGTTAACAAAGACGGTTCAGACTCTAAACAACCTTTTGAAATCACTCGGCCTTACCCCAGCTCAGCGTAAAAAGTTTGTGGGGGAGGAAGATGAAGACGACTTCGACGACTTCTAGATCAACGGGTATCGTCCATATATTAAATAAACCGTCATCGGAGCTTCTTACAAATTGGTACGCTGAACAAGTGGTAAAAGGCAATATTATTGCTGCTGAAAAGGTTATATTAGCCGCAAAAAGGCATTTAAATGACCTGAAAAGGGCTGGGACTGAGGGTTTTCCTTACGTTTTCAACGAAGAAAAGGCACACAGACCCATTAAATTTATAGAAAAGTACTGTAAGCCATCTAAAGGAAATTTCAAACAGCTTATACTCCAACCCTGGCAGCATTTTATATTGGGAAGTCTTTTCGGTTGGGTTCACAAAGAAACAGGATTAAGGCGCTTTAAAGAGGGCCTTATTTTTGTGGGTCGAAAGAACGGGAAAACAACGCTTATTTCGGGCGTTTCCGTGTATGGGGTCAGTAAAGACGATGAAAACGGGGCGGACATCCCGTTGCTGGCAAACTCGATGAAACAAGCTCGACTTTTGTTCGATGAAGCCAAGGCGATGATAAAGGCCTCTCCTAAATTGAAAAAGCGATTTCGACCATTAAGAGATGCGATTCACTTTGACAAGACATTTTCTAAAATCGAACCTCAAGCATCTGATTCCGAGAAGCTGGATGGATTAAATACGCACATTGGGATTTTCGATGAAATTCATGAGTACAAGCATTATAAGCTGATTAACGTTGTAAAAAACTCACGTGGCGCACGTGAGCAGCCTTTGCTCATTTATATTACCACAGCGGGTTATCAGCTGGATGGGCCTCTTGTAAATTATTATGAGCAAGGTACGGATGTGCTAAATGGCGTGTACCACGATGAACGTACCTTCTATTTCTTGGCCGAGTTGGACGATGAGAAAGAGTTTGATCAACCGGAAATGTGGGTGAAAGCTAACCCTAATATGGGGGTATCGATCAAACTTTCTGACATGGTCGAGGATTGGGAGAAAGCGAAACGAACACCTTCTGAAAGAAATGATTTTATCACCAAGAGATTTAACATCTTCGTTAATAATTCGGAAGAGTCGTTTCTTGATTATGAAACCATTAAGAAAAACAACAAAGAGCGTAATCCTGACGATATTGTCAATATCCCTTGCGTGGGGGGATTCGATCTGTCTGACTCCGAGGACTTCACGAGTGCGTGTCTCGAATTCCCGATATATGAGACGGGGGAAGTATTCATCCTTTCTCATACATGGGTCCCAGAACGGAAGGTGTTGCTTGAAAACGAAAAAATACCATTCCGGGAATATGAAAAACTAGGTCTTTTAACAATCATTCCAGGTGATTATGTAAAGAAAGAATACATTTATGACTGGTTTGTAATGCAGTCGAAGGTATTTGCAATTGAAAAAATTATGTATGACCCGGCCAAGGCGTTTGGTTTAGTGGAAGCTTTTAATGCATATGGGTTCGTGACAGAGTCTGTACGACAAGGATTTTTGACTCTGGGGCCTGCTGTAGATGATGTTAAAGAGAGATTCATTGACGGGAACGTAATTTATAATAACAACCGCCTTTTTAGGTGGTATGTTAACAATGTGAAGATGATTGAAGACAGGAATAGAAATAAATTGCCTCAAAAACAAGGTCGCTACCGTAAAATAGACGGTTTCGCGGCCTTTTTGAATGCCCATACGGAAATTATGAAAAAACTGGCTATTGGTCCCCAAGAGGAACTGCCTATTGAGGAAATGCTAGTGCGGTGGTGATTGAAAGGGGGTGAGTAAATGTGGTTCATAGACAAAATAAAAGGAGTCTTTGAGACGAGAAGTAAGCCCGTAGACCAACCCCAAACAAATACTTTGCCTATTGTAATGGGAAAAAGTGCAGATACGAGTAGGACAAACTCTTCGATTATATTCGGAGCTTTGAACCTAATCTCTAATGCTGTTGCACGGGCACCGATTAGGCATCTTATTGGGTATGAAAAAATAGAAAATGACGATCTTTCTTTTCTTCTTAATGTAAGGCCGAATGACTATATCACCGCCATGAGATTCTGGCAAAAAATCGTCTATGACTTGATTTGGCATGGTAATGGTTATGCTTACATTATTCGAGATCGATTCGGTCAAGCAATCGCATTTAAAGAGCTTAATAAAGAACAAGTACAAGTAAAACAGGCTAGTGGCCTTTATTTTTATTATGTCACATTCACAGAAAATCAATTTGACAATAAACCTACGATGTTGGTGGAGAGCAAAGATATACTCCATTTTCGCGGGCAAAAACGAAATGACTTTTTCGGTGTTGGGGCCTATGACACATTGATCAGTACGATTATGCAAAATGACGAAAACAAACAAACGTACATGGACCTAAGCAAAAAAGCGGCTAAAATCGCAGGGACAATGGAATTCCCTGCACAAATGAATGTGGAATTAATCAAAAAGCATATGCAGCTTATTTCCGAAGTTCTAAGTCAAGGGGATAATGCGCTCCTGCCACTACAGCCAGGCATGAAATTCAATGAAACCAAGCCATCAACAGCCAATCTGTTAGTGTTTGATTTGTTCAAAATGACCCTACAGGAAATTGCTACTGCCTTGAATGTTCCGCCACATATGTTGGGGGATGTGAGTGGTTCTGCAGATGTAGAACAACTCTATCTTGAGTTTATTTCCATGACTTTGGCTCCTATTGCTACCGAAATACAACAAGAGTTATCTTTCAAACTGCTCTGGAAAGAAGGTTTCATCAGAAAAGAGAGTCTTGAATTTGATTTAGACGAGCTGATTGTAATTGAGTTTTTCAAAAAAGCGCAGGCTCATGACATTCTAATTCGTAACAGCATTTTCACTGTAAATGAATCCAGAAAAGAATTCAAAAACAAGCCAGTTAAAGGTGGAAACGTACCGTTTATCACTAAAAACTATGCAGGATTAACTGAAATGAGCAATCCGAAGGGAGGTGAACAGAAAAATGGAAAAGGAAATCCGGACATTGGAGGAACAGGCTCTGGAGATCCGGACAGCAGAAGAGAATGAGGGTCCTATATTAACTGGGTATGCAGCAGTGTTTAACAAGCCGGCTCTAATTCGCGATCGTAGAGGGGATACCTACTATGAAGAAATTGTTCCGGGAGCTTTTAAACGGAGTCTAAGCGGTACTAAAGAAGTATTCGCCTTGCGAAACCATGATTCTAACGCCCTTTTAGGGTCAACACTTGTAAACCTGAAACTGTGGGAAGATAACTATGGCTTAGGTTTTGAATTAAGAAAGGCTGGAACACCGGACTTTGAAAATGCTTATGCAGCAGTTAAAAGTAAATTGTTACGGTATTGTTCTTTTGGATTTAACGTAGCCAAAGGCGGAGAAAAATGGTCGGTGCGAAACAAAATACCCTACAGGCGCATTACAGATGTAAATCTAGGTGAAATTTCACTTACTCACATACCGGCTTATTCACAGACATCCGTTGAAGTCAGAAGTATTGTTTTGAATGATTCAGAAGATGATATTGAAAAAGAAAGGCAACAAAGATGGAATGAATTAATAAAAAAATATATACAAGAAGGGAAATGAAGTATATGTCAATGAGTCTTAAAGCTTATGAGAGTTATGTACAAAACAAGCAAGCCCTTGAAGAGATCCGTTCAACTATTGATAGACTGAGAGAAGAAACACGGGCTGCTGTAATGGCAAATCAAATGGAACAAGCCGATGAGTTAGATAATAAACTGCAAAACGAGCAGAGAAGGGCTGAATTTTTTCAGCGCCAAGTTACTGAATATGAACAAGAGGCGGAATACCAAGCTTCTAGAAAAAGAGAATCACATGAATCTAGTGACTTAGAAACCCGAAACATTCACAATTTCCTGCGTTTTGTAACAGCAGATGAGTCAAATAAACAAGAAGTGATGTCTAGTTACTCGGAAAGCCGTTCTGCCCTTGGTTATGGTGATGGCGTTGATAAAATCGTACCCAAAACCTTTTTGAACGAAATTGAAGCTAAGGCCAAAACAATTAATCCCTTATTGAATCATATTCGGATGACAGCTTTACCCAACCTTACTGTGCCTGCTATAAATAAGAAATCAAGTGCTGAAAACAATGGAATGCTGAGTAATGATAAATCAAACAACGCTATTGTAGATCTTGCACCTAACTCAATTAATTTTGGTGCTTTTGAGTTTGCCGTAGAAACAGAATTAACAAAAACATTGGTACAAACGTCTCTAACTGAGACGCAAGTTGAACTTCGTGAACAATTGGGAGAAGAGTTTGCTCTAGCTACATTAGCTGCTATGTTTGGTACTGGACAAGCTCATATGAATTTCTTCACACAAGTTTCTGCTGTAGTAGATGGATCAAAGAATGCTGTCGATGCTTTATATAAGGCATATTTTGGACTCAAAGCAAAATACAGACCTAACGCTAAGATTGCTATGAACCCTATTACATTTGCTTTAAAAATCTTACCTTATCAAGATAAATCCAATAACAGTAAAAATATTGATTTTATTCGGGAACGTGTGGTTCTCGTGGATGATATTCCTGAGGATAAAGCAGTGGTTGGTGACTTTATGCGGTATCATTTTAACTTTAACCGTCCGCTGGAATTAGAATCCGAGTATAAAGCATCTCCTAACCGCAGATACCATTTTGTCCTTAGCAGCTCCTACGATGCACAATTTAGGCAGACTGAAGCATTCCAAATTGTTAATTTTGCTGGTGCTTCGACCCCTCCTGCTCCTGCTGGCGACGCAACGAAGAAGTAATATGATTACCTTAGAAGAAGTTAAAACATATATGCGTATTGATAGTGAGGACGATGACAGAAAGTTATCGTCCTTGCTTTTTTCTGCTGTATCATATATGAAAAATGCCGTAGGATCTGGTTTGGATAGTAATGACGAATTGTATAAGTTGGCATGTTGCATGCTTGTTTGTCACTGGTATGAAAATGCGGGCGTAACTGGAAAAGAAGATGTATTACCTTTGGGGATCAATTCCATTGTTACTCAATTGCAAGGCAAATATGGTGGTGGTACAAGTGAACCCAGGGAAATTAAATAAGAGGATCACGATCAAAAAGCATGAGCCTACCCCAGATGGCGCAGGAGGGTATGATGACGGGTTTTCAGATGTTGTTACGGTCTGGGCTAACATTAGGCCGTTACGAGGCCGCGAATACTGGCAGTCCCAGCAAACACAAGCAGAAGTCACACACTCTATCATGATCCGCTATAGAAAGGACATCGACCGCTCACATGTAGTTAGCTACGGTGGGCGGCTCTTTGATATCCAGCACATCATCAATGTAGATGAAGCGAATCGCACGTTGATCCTTCATTGTGTGGAGAAAATCTAATGGCGAACATCCAAGTGTTAGGCATACCAGAGAAGGTACGGAAGATTGGACTATTTGAAATGGAAAGAAAACAGGCTGCCATCGTGCTGGTCAAGAAAACCGCAACCGGTATTCAAAAAGAAGGCAAGAGCTTAGCACCCGCATCTCCTACCGGCAGAAAGAAATCCAAAGGGAAACCCGGCGATTTGAAAAGAAGCATTCGCCCGAAATATATGGAAGGTGGACTTTCCGCGACAGTTGTTCCCAGGAAGCCAAAAGGAGCGCACCGTCATTTGGTAGAGTACGGCACACGGCAGCGGAAAAATAAAAAGGGCGCGAATCGGGGGAAAATGCCAAAAAAACCGTTTATGTCTATAGCGGAAAGACATGCCGAAGGCAGGTATAACAAGGAATTGGAGAGGATATTTAACTGTGACGAAACTATATGAGGTACAAGAGGCCGTATACAGGCGTTTGTCGTGTGATACGGCCTTATCATCTATGGTTAAGGGAATCTTTGACTATGTTCCGGAAAAAACCAAAATGCCTTATGTGACTTTCCCAAGAATATATTCAGAGCAATTAGAAACAAAGACATCAGATGGAGAGGTCGTAACACTAACAATTGATGTTTTTAGTGAGGCTAAGGGAAAAAAAGAGTCCATCAATATCCTGAAACAAATAGAAGCATCTTTAACCCCGGAATTGGAGGTTGAAGGTGCTTTTTTGATTGATCAGGCGGTTGTGAGTCGTGAGGTTGAGGAAATTGCAGAATCCCTTTATCAGGCAACCATCGAATACAAAATTAAGTTGGATTGGAGTGAATAGCATGGCAACAAAACTTGCAGGGATGAAATGTAAGTTGTACGTCGGAAGCGCCAAAGAACAAGGGAAAATTCTTGCTGGTCAGCGAAGTGCAACCATCAGCAGAAGTGCTGAGACGATTGATGCCACAAGCAAGGACACAGAAGGATATTGGAAAGAATCTCTACAAGGGTTCAAGGAATGGAGTATAGATGCGGATGGGGTCTTCGTCGAAAGTGACCAGGCCTATAAAGAATTAGAGGATAGCTGGCTAAACTCAGAAAATGTAAAAATCTATATTGAACTCCCAAGCGGACGCAGATATGCGGGCGAAGCTACCATTACAGATGCATCGCTAGAAATGCCGTATGACGATCTTGTGACCTATTCACTGAGTTTCCAAGGTAGTGGAGCCTTACAAATGATAGATAGTATTCCCGGTACTGGAGGGACTAAATAATGAAAAAGACTACAGAGTTTAGGTTAGAAGATGGAATGGTGTATAAATTCAGGATTCCATATTCGTCTATTATTAAACTTCGTGATGAAGGAATCGACTTGTTGAGCAAAAAAGGAATGGAAGATATTGATAAAGATCCCGGTAAGCTGATCAAGATATTTTGGTTTGGTTTAAATGCTGCTGGACAAGACTTCACGCTTGAACAAGCAACCGATATTATGGACGATATTTTATCTGAAATGTATGTCGAGGATTTTGCTGCTGTGTTGCGTGAATCGATTCAGATCAAGACGAAACAATCTCATGACCAAAATCCAAAAAAAAAGCAGAAGAAATAACCATTGATGAATATCTTGATAATTGTTTACAGGTGGCTCTTGTTGATTTAAAACTATCTCTTGATGATTTTTTGAGACTTACACCTTATGATTTCCATCTACTTTTAGACCGTCATTATGAAAAGTTAAAAGAAGATGCTCAAATCATGCGGAATGTAATGTTTAATGCTGGTCAGAATTTGATGAGAAAAAGAGGCTCTAGTGAAATTCCACTATTCCCTGATGAACGAAAAATGACCATAGAAGAAAAAATAGAAGAGCGAAAAGAATTGTTCGGATAGGTGTGCATGTTTGCACGCCTATTTTTTATGCCTGAATGGGGGTGAAGAAATGAAATGGCATTAATTGTGAAAATCGGGGCTGACATCCGAAGCTTTGATAAGGAAATGAAAAAGCTGACCAAAGATACGGAGACGATAGGAAAAAAGTTTACTGGTGTTGGAAAGGCACTAACTGCCGGTTTAACGGTTCCGATTGTTGCTCTTGGTGCAGCATCCGTGAAAATGGGAATGGACTTTGAAGCCGGCATGTCCACAGTAAAGGCTATAACAGGAGCGACCGGAAAAGATTTCTCAGACCTTCAAGAAACAGCTAAAGAACTTGGTGCGACAACCGTCTTTAGTGCGACTGAAGCAGCAGAAGGCATGAAATATCTGGGATTAGCCGGGTGGAAGACACAAGACATCATAAAGGCTATGCCAGGCATGTTGGATTTGGCTGCTGCTGGAGCATTGGACTTAGGGACAGCGGCAGATATCACGTCAGATACTATGCAAGCCTTTGGCATGTCCGCGGATCGGGCCACGCACGCGGCAGACGTGTTTGCGTATGCCTCGTCAAATTCCAATACAACAGTAGAAATGTTGGGCGAAGGTATGAAATACCTTGCGCCTGTCGCTAACCAATTCGGCTGGTCGTTAGAGGAGTCTTCGGCAGCGATGATGTTTTTGGCAGACGCAGGACTCAAAGGGTCTATTGCCGGGCAGGCTTTTGCCTCCTCCTTAACACGACTGGCTAAGCCAACAAGTGAAATGCAGAAAGTCATGGACCGAACCGGCATTTCTTTTTTTGACGCTCAAGGCAAAATGAAGAGCATGCCTGAACTTATTGCCGCGATTGAAGAGGGCACAAAGGGCATGACAGATCAGCAAAAATCAGCGACTTTGTCCACGCTATTTGGTGCAGAAGCCTACAAACACTGGGCTATTTTGCTCGGCAGAGGTTCCGACCAACTTCAAACCATGACGACGAACCTAGAGCAATCGGATGGAACAGCCAAACAGATGTCCGATACGATGACTCAAAACCTACAAGGTTCAGTCAAGGAGATGGCCTCTACTTTTGAGAGTGTGGCTTTGATCATCTACGATCAACTGAAGCCTGCTCTAGAAGCCATTGTCAAAAAAATCACCGAAGTGTTGAAATGGTTTCAAGGGCTTTCTCCAGAAATGCAAAAAACAATCAGCATCATTGCAGCAGTTGCCGCCGCTATTGGTCCGTTACTCCTCATATTGGGCACCGCTACAAAGGTGATGGGAGTCATGAAGGCGGGTCTTGCCCTACTGAGTCGCTCATTTTTGGGGCTTTTGGGTCCAGTTGGCCTTATCATAGCCGCCATAGCTGGCGTGATCGCCATCATCATGAATTGGGATAGCATCAAAGAGTTTTTTATCAACCTATGGAATTCTATCGTATCGTACCTGTCCGAGGCGTGGGAAAGCATCAAATCAGCATGTTCCGCTGCCTGGCAATCTATCTCGGATACCACCAGCGAGGTATGGAATGCCATCAAGGATTTCTTGGTGGGGATTTGGAACAGCATCGTGGACACTTGCTTAGCGGCATGGCAGTCTATCTCAGATACCACCAGCGCGGTCTGGAATGCCATCAAGGATTTCTTGGTGGGGATTTGGAACGGGATCGTCGAGTTTGTGACCCCTATCTTTGAGACTATTGGATCGATTATCCAAGGGGTTTGGGATGTCATTTCCACCGTTACAAGTGCCGTTTGGGGATATATCACCCAATACCTCCAGGCCATTTGGAACGCCATTATGTATTTCGCGACACCGGTCTTTCAAGCTATAGGAGATTTTATAGGTTCCGTATGGAATACTATCAAGGAAGTAAGCAGTACGGTATGGAATGCGATAAGCAGCTTTTTAATGGGAATTTGGAATGGAATTGTTAGTTTTGCCACGCCAATATTCCAAACCGTCGGGGACTTTATAGGTGCAGTCTGGAACACCATTAAACAGGTTAGTAGCACAGTTTGGAACGCTATTACCGGGTTTTTGGTTAATATTTGGAATGGAATATCATCAAATATGACCTATTATTTTAACCTTTTTAAATCCGTTGTAAGTGTAGTGTGGGAAGCGATTAAAAGCACTTCCAACAGCATATGGAACGGGATAAAAAGTGTCTTAGAAGGAATCTGGAATGGCATAAAAGTTGCGGCTCAAGTAGTGTGGAACGGCCTTAAAATCGTGATCATCGAGCCTGTTAAGGCTATTTCCGAAAAAGTAACTAGCATTTTTTCGGCTATGAAAGAAGTTATCATGGGAGTTTGGGAAGGCATCAAGTCAGGTATAAAATCGGTTTTGAATGGTATCATCTGGGTTATAAATAAGTTCATAGATGGGGTTAACATACCTGCCGAACTACTTAATAGTATACCTGGTGTAGACGCACCTATTATTCCACACATTCCTATGCTTGCAAAAGGGGGGAACGTCTTCGGCAGTGGCGCTGCTATTGTCGGGGAAGCCGGTCCGGAACTCATTGAAAAGAGTGGTTCCAGCGTTAAAGTCACGCCACTGTCTGCCGGAGAGAAGGCACGCGGCGTTTCTGGCGCTGGGTACACTGCCAACATAAACATTTATACGGATAGCACTTCACCCGCTGAAATGGCACGGAAAATCCGTAGATCACAACAAAGACAAGGTTTAGAATGGGGGCTGATAACATGATTACATTTATCAACGGTCGTGGTCAAAAAATTGTTATTGATAAAGCCCCATTAAAACTTATTGACTTTGATCCTGGCCGGGCGACCACATCCATGCAAACAGGGAAAGCGGCTAACCAGGACGGGGAATTGTATATGAATAACTTTCTGGAACCGCGAGATCTCAGCGTGGAAGTGCTGATTGTGGCTGAAGACATCCAAAGCCGGATAGAACTGGAGAGAAAGCTAAATCAAGTTTTTAATCCGAAGCTAGGCGAAGGAAAATTAATCGTGGACACAAGGGGAGAACGACGGGCTATACGGGTAGTGCCGGATGGTTCTCCTCAATTGTTACTTGGGACCGAAAATAAAACAGCGAAAGTGAGGAGAGTGTCCATCCCTCTTATTGCTCACCATCCGTACTGGGGAGATGTGGATGAAACCAAACAGGAAATTGCGCTCTGGAAGGGATCGTTTGAATTTCCATGGGAGATTCCAGCAGGAGAAGGTGTAGAACTTGGATACCGGGAACCGAGCCTCATCGTAAACTGTTACAACCCGGGTGATCACATTTGCGGGATGAGAATCGTGTTCAAAGCACAAGGCACGGTTACGAATCCCTCTCTTCTCAACGTGAATACCAGGGAGTATATCAAGTTGAACAAAACGATGCAGGATGGGGAAGTGATTACCGTGACAACCTATTATGGGGCCAAAAGAGTAGAGATGACCAAAAGCGGCATCACGACCAACATATTTCAGTATCTAGATTTCCCAGGCTCAAGCTTCATCCAGCTATATCCCGGAGATAATCTATTCAGGTATGACGCGGAAAAGAATCTGGAATCCTTAAACATCGATATCTACTATATACCGCAATACTTGGGGGCATGAATATGGAGTTATATGTTTTGGACAGAAACTTGGACGTTCTCGGAATGGTTGATGCGTATAATTCCGTTTCGCACCTGCGCAAATACTACGATGTGGATACCTTATCTTTACAATGCTTTGCAACCAATGATCACTGTAAGTTGTTGCGTAAAGGGAATATTCTCGTCAAATCAACGGATGTATCCCAAGGATTCGTTATCGTACAGCGAGAGGGAGAAGATAAAAACGGAGACGACGAGAACCTATCCATTGAAGCCGTATGTGTAACTACGTATCTTTCCAGAAGGATCATTTGGGAGCGTATGATCATCCAGGATACGGCCGAGCAGGTGATGAAGAACTTGGTTTCGACTTGTTGCATCCATACCGATGCAGATCGAAAGATTCCGCTGCTTGAGATAGGACCCACTCAAAAGTTAGGGAAGAGGATTCATTATCAAGTTTCGTATAAAAATTTGCTGGAAGAGTTAAAAACACTGAGCGAGGGGAATGAACTTTCTTTTGTTGTGGCGTTAGATATTCCGAACAAAAAACTTCTCTTTCAAGTTTGGGAGGGAAAAGATCGGAGCCTGAATCAGAACACCTTACCGCCATGTGTCTTTAAAAAGGAATTTGAAAATATCATTGAACAAAATTTCGTTGAAAGTTACAGCGATTTTAAAAATATCGCGCTTGTTGCAGGCGCGGGAGAAGGTAGCGAGCGTAAACGAATTACGGTAGGCGGCGGTTCTGGTTTAGATCGATTCGAGCTTTTTGTAGATGCAAGGGACCTGCAAGATACCAAAACGGAAGAAGTAACGAACTCCGATGGAGAAAAAGAAGAAAAGGAAGTCCCCATTCCAGAAGAAGAATACAAGGCCATGCTCCGGGAAAGAGGGCGGAATAAACTTGCGGAGTGCAAAGAAATATTCACCTTTGACAGTAAGATCAATATTCAAGGGAATTTGGTATATAAAAAGGATTTCGACTTAGGGGATATCATCACCGCTATCAGTGAAAAGTATGGCATGGCAGTGCAGGCCAGGATCACAGAAATAGAGGAAATCTATGATACGAACGGCTTTTCCGTTCATGCAACACTGGGAAATAACATCCCAACTCTTATAGACAAAATCAAAAAGACAGTGGGGTGAAAAAATGGCAGAGAAATCGATGTTCTTTAACAGTGTCAACGGGGATCGAAGATACCTGGCGGAGGACTTTGCTGGGTATTTTAGCAAGTTTATTACAAATGGTTATTTTCCCAATAAGGGAAGTAACCTGCAAGTAGATGCAACTGGGCAAGAGATGTCTGTCATCATCCGGTCAGGTGCGGCGTGGATAAATGGATATATGTACTCTAATACCAGCAATCTAACATTAAAAATTGATGTGGCTGACGGAGTGCTAAACCGCATTGATCGGGTAGTTCTACAGTGTAACTTTTCCGAACGATTAATTAAAGCCGTGGTGAAAAAAGGCCAGTTTGCAAGCAATCCAGTAGCTCCTGAGCTGCAAAGGGACGCAGATATCTATGAGCTTGGACTTGCTGATATTTTGGTCAAGAAAGGCGCTACATCAATCACTGGAGCAGGTATTACGGACCTAAGGTTAAACACACAAATGTGTGGTGTAGTCAACTCTCTTCTTCAGGCAGACACAACTGCGATCTTTAATCAGTTTCAAGATTGGTTTATTCGTACATCCAAGAAACATGAGCAAGAGATTACGTCGAGTTTAGAAGAATTTGAAGCCTTTATTTCAGAGCAAAAACAAAAGTATAGCAAAGATTTTGAAGAGTGGTTTTCAACAATCAAGGATGTTTTGGACGAGAATACAGCAGGACATTTATTGAATCTAATTCAATCCAATACAGATGCGATTCACGAGCTTTTTACCTCTGTCAGTGATGGGAAAAATAAAGTTGCTAAGGCCATTACTGACCAAGGAGTGCCCGCGGTAAAAGAAGACCCATTTAAAGACTTAGCAGCGAAAATTAGAAGCATTGATAACGGGAATATTCCGATATATGTACAACCTACAGAGCCGGCCAAGAAAACGGGGTTTTGGATACAGGATGAGCAAAATGAAATTGAACATGTTGTGTATACAGATGTTTTTTCTGAATCTGGTGAATGGTCATCGGGCAAAGACATGCCAACGGCAAGGAGCCATCTAACCTCAAGCGCAGTGGGGGATAGAATCTATACAATAGGCGGGAATGGTGGTAAGAACAAACTGGAAATCTACGACACCGCCACCAACACATGGACAGCAGGGGCAGACATGCCAACGGCAAGAGGTTCTGTAACCTCAAGCGCAGTGGGGGATAGAATCTATGCAATAGGCGGGGATGGTTATAAAAAACTGGAAATCTACGACACCACCACCAACACATGGACAGTGGGAGCAGACATGCTAACGGCAAGGAGCTATCTAACTTCAAGCGCAGTGGGGGATAAAATCTATGTTATTGGTGGGTATAGTGGTAGCAAACTGGAAATCTACGACACCACCACCAACACATGGACAGTGGGAGCAGACATGCCAACGGTGAGGGATTCTCTAACTTCAAGCGCAGTGGGGGATAGAATCTATACAATAGGCGGGAATGGTGGCGAGAACAAACTGGAAATCTACGACACTGCCACCAACACATGGAAAGTGGGAGCCTATATGCCAACGTTAAGGAGCGGTCTAACTTCAAGCGCAGTGGGAGATAAAATCTATGTTATTGGTGGGTATGGTGGTAGAAATGAATTAGAGATTTACGATACAACTACAAATACATGGACAAAGGGCGCGGACATGCCAACGGCAAGAGGTTCTCTAACCTCAAGCGCAGTGGGGGATAGAATCTATGCAATAGGTGGTTGGGGTGGTAATAGTCATCTAAGCAAAGTAGAGATCTATAGTATTACACCAGAACGGTATCCTTCTAACTCCTGGGTATTTAAAAACGGAACAGCGAAAGATGTAAGCATACCTAATAAAACAAAATTAGGCATTAAGTACAGCCAACGGATACAATTTAATTCTGCCTATTACTTTAACAAGTTGGCGGAATTGGTATATAAGCCCATTTATTTTGGCAATGGTCAAAAGTGGACAAGAATTCTGAACTAGGAGGATGTAAACATGGAATACACCATTTGGGACAAGAAAGAAAGTATTAACGGGGTTCCAGCGAAGAAAGTATTAGAATCTAATCCGCACTGGGTGGATGCAGACCTGATTCTCATTATCGAAAACGGCAGGATCACGCGAATTGAAGAATTAACGCGAACGCTGGCGGTAACCTCTTTGATGGAAACGACAGCTTAGAGGTAAAAGCCCAAAAAGTGTTTGAACACATTGTAAAAGAGCGTGAGGAGCAAGAGAACGCCGAAACCCCTCCAGATTCTCCAGCGGCAGAGCAGCGAATCCGTGACCTGGAAGAAGCTCTGAACAAGCAAAAGGAAGATATGGACAAAGCCATCATGGAGCTGACGTTTGCGTTAGGAGGTGCTAAGAAAGATGTTTAATGAAGATAGTATCTGTGTGGACGTTTGGTGCAGAGCCGTACTAGCTGGAGTACATCCATATAGCGTTGTTCCGGATCTGTACAATCTGCGGGAAGAGGTCGGAAAGAAGCTTGAGAAAACGGAAGAGAAATCAGTTAGCGCCAAATAAGGCGCATTTTTTATGTTTAAAAACAAGGGGGGAACCATCAATGGAAGACCAAATTTTTAATACAGCGCTAAATACCGGGATATTTGGTGCGCTGTTTATCTGGCTGCTTTTTACTACAATGAAGAAAAATGAAGTTCGGGAGAAGGAGTATCAGAAGACCATTAGCGAGAATCAGGAAGTCATTCGGGAGCAAGCAAAGTCTTTCAGCCTTCTTTCAAGTGATATCGCGGAGATCAAAGGTATTCTTAAAGGAAAACCCGGGGAAGGAGAAGCCCAATGATGGAAATCAGAGAAATGCTAGTTGACTCAAGTAAATACGGCATTAAATGCCCAAACAAGATGACACCAAAATATATTACGTTTCACAACACGTCCAATGATGCTCCTGCAGAAAATGAGATCCGTTATATGATCGGTAACAATAACGAGGTTTCGTTCCACGTTGCTGTGGACGATAAAGAAGCTGTTCAGGGCATTCCTTTTGACAGAAACGCCTGGCATTGTGGAGATGGGAACGGAACAGGAAACCGTCAATCCATAGGCGTAGAGATTTGTTATTCTAAGTCCGGCGGCAACCGCTATTACAAGGCCGAGGATAATGCGGCTATTGTCATTGCTCAACTTATGAAACAGTTTTGCATTCCCATTGAGAATGTGGTTCCGCACCAGCACTGGAGTGGCAAATATTGCCCGCACAGGATGTTAGATGAGGGAAGAATACCAAGCTTCATAGAGCGAATTAAACAAGCATACGAAGGAGAGGAAGACGACATGAATAGAATGTTACAACTGGAAGATTGGCAGTGGAAACAGCTTTTTGACAATATGGGGAAAGCCTGGAATGCCGGGAAGTTTACAGACTGGAATTGGATGGTCAAGATTGAAAATCACTCGCTCACAATCGACGAATTGGTATGGCTGAATAACCACATTTTGGCGAGTGCTTTGTAATTAGCCCGTCACGGCATCGCTTATGCACCGGAACCCTGAACGATGCATAAGCGAAAGTCCGTGTGGAGTTCATAGAAAAAGGAGAACCACCCCACCGTTACCGCGAAAGGTTCAAAGGAGTGAAAACGGGGTGGCACTAGTATAATATGCCACATCAGCTCGCTGTTGCTTAATAAACGAAAAATAGGCAAATAATTGGGACAAATAACCATTAAACGAGTAAGATGTATTTAAAAGGACTTATAGACTTGTAGAATAGAGGAGGAAGGACTATGAATATAGAAATCTCAGATGTTGTGATTGTTGCTGTTATTGTCGGTTTTGTTGAAATGGCGAAAGGGATGGGACTACCGGTTCGTCTGGCTCCCGTTCTTTCCGTTATCCTGGGCATCATAGCAGGTGTTGTTTACTTCCCGGGTGATGTGAAGACAAGCGTTATGTTTGGTATTGTTTCCGGTCTTACTTCATGCGGGCTATATAGTGCTGGTAAGAGTGCTGTGAAGAAGGAACAATAACGGAAAATGCTCACTCAGTAACAAAACACCATCGTACAGTAACAAAAGTACAGATATTAAAACAAATAACGTCGGCTTAATAACAATATTGAACGCTCCTTCTTAAAGGACTAAAAGATTAGTTTGGGTATTTTGTTATCAATTCTGGGGTATCATAAAGCTTGTGTTACTCTCCTAATACACAAAAAGAAGATCACGTTTGGGGAACTAAACGTGATCTTCTTTTAGTGTCCTAGACAGTGGGATCACAAGTGTTTAAAAAAAAGGGGACGTACGATATAAGAGTAGCATACATTATTCTTACTAGCAAGACATATAATGTAAGATTTGTACAAAAAAAGAAGCTCCTGAACAGGGAGCCAACATGAAGATTTTCCAGAATAAGAAACCAGGTTATGCTGTAAGATTAACATAAGTTGCTGTATTGATCAAGGTAATATATGGGCAGGGATTTTCTTCCTGCACACATAAAAAAGAAGATCACGAAGGCATTAAACCAACATAATCTTCTTTTTATGAACACTGGACCTTGTTCAGGTGGGACCAAGAACAAGATAAGATTAGATTATCATACCTAAACCAAGCTGGCAAGAACTGAACTCCTTAAAGGAGAAGGAAAAATTTAGGAAATAGGGTAGGGCGGTAGGTGTGTTTTCTTCAGTTCTGGGTAACATAAAGTTGATCATTCTCTATATAAAGAAAGCCAAGAAGGTAAATAATATCACCAACCTAGCTTTCTTTATTTTGAAATTTGGAAATGCTTTATGAAGAAACCAATATAATGATAACATACTCTGTAACCACAGACAAGAACTGATGTCCTTTAAGGACATGGCAAATATTAGATAAAAATATCACGAAGGCATAAAGTTGCCAACGTGATATTTTTGTGAAGAAATTGGTAGCACGAGTGTTTGACAAGGGAATGTACAGCATTAGAGTATCATACTTCATTCTTGATGACAAGAATTGAACAGATCTCCTTAAAGGAGATGGGTGTAAATGGTAGAAACAAATTGATCATTTACAAAATTGTCACTAAAAACTTTACATAAGTCTAGAAAAAACTCTTGCCACCATCTCACCCAAAAACCCTTGTTTTTGCAACCAGTAGACGCCTTATTGATTAACTGGTACAATATGGATGTGTGGAAGCACCATTACAGAAAGGGCCTTTGAAGAATGAACTGACCCCTGTCAAGTAGACAGTGTAAAAAACAAAAAAAGTTGTGGCACTAACCATACATGGTTGGTGCCATTTTCTATGCTGCTGAACTTAGAAGGTATTGCCTATATTCCAACGGCGTCATACAATTAAGTCTTTTCTGGTATCGACGAGTATTGTAGTAATCGATGTATTCTATCACGGCTGCTTCCAGTTCCTCATATGTATAGAACTTACGAAGATAATACATTTCGGATTTCATCATTCCCCAGAATGATTCCATTGGGCCATTATCTATACATCTGGATACCCTGGACATGCTTTGGATCATACCTGCATCGTCTAGTTTTTTCTTGAAGATTTTACATGTATATTGGAAACCCCGGTCACTGTGAAAGAGGGGTGTAGCGTCAGGATAAGTCATATGGGCGATATCAAAAGTTTTAAATACAAGTTCATTGTTGTTGGAATGCCCTACCACAAAAGAAACAATGCTTTTATCCGACAAATCAAGGATTGCACTAAGATAAGCCTTGTTTTGGTTGCCATACTTCATTTCAGTCACATCTGTGAGCCATTTCGTACCAAACTCAGAGGATTCAAAGTCTCTGTTCAGGATATTTTCCGCCGTAATTTCAGGTGTGGAATGGATGTAGTTTTTTCGCTTCCTGCGGCATACCGATTTAAGGCCTAGGATGCCCATAAGTCTGTATATTCGCTTATGATTGACAGTTACATGGCGTTCCCGGTTTAGTTTAATGGTCATCTGGCGATATCCAAGGATGCCATCCTTTTCCTCGTAGGCATCTTTAATCATGGGAAGCAACGCTTTATTAAAGATCTCATTCATGCTTTCTTTCCGGTTGATCCATTTATAATACGATGAACGTTGGATCCCAATAAGATCACATAATTGACATATGGGATATGACTTCGTTTCACGGAGCCCGCGTATTGCAAGGTATATCGTTTCATACCTTACCTGGCTTAGAACCGCCTCCTTTCGATCTCGTCCAACTTTTTTAGCAAATCGATCTCCATCTGCTTCCTTCTGTTCTCAGCCTGTAACAGCTTATTCTGAGCCCTTAGTTTCTCCACTTCGGACATCTCATCCTCAGATTTTCTTTTCCCGCGTCTGTCCTGAAGTGCATCCACACCAGATGTTAAGTATTTATTTGTCCATGAATAAACTTGCTGATAGGATACCTGGAATTTATCAGCTGTCTGGGCATAATTGTGTTGATGTTCAATGCAGAATCTGACGATTTCAACTCTCTCATCGTAAGTAGTTGTTCGTCCTTTTGTCATGATCGGCACTCCTCCCGTTCCGGAAGTGTTCAACTTCTCATGACTATTATACTTCAGAATCCAATCCCGCAATTGGCAAGTTGACTTAATGCCATATCTTTTACAAATATCCATGTGAGAACCGCCGCCAGCCAAATAGTCCTCGACAGCTATTCTTTTTAACTCTGCGGAGTAAGATGCATTCTGTGATGTTTGAAGCAATCCGTTTGGGCCTAGCGACTGGTAAGTCTGAAGCCATTGCCTAACGGATGAATGGCGTACATCAAGAAGTGCTGCTAAATGATTAAGCGAATCTTCTCCACGTAAATACTTTTCAACAGCTGCAATCTTTTCTGATCCTGATACTTTTGCTTTATGGGACATGAAAAAATGCTCCTCCTTACAGTAAACAGTTTTATTATTTCAACTGTCTACCGCAAGGGGAGCATATCAGAAGCACCTCAAGGCTCTTTGCTAATTTAATCACTTTTTCCATTGTTTTTATCAGGCTTAATTAAATCTAAAACAAACATAATCAAAGTAAATAAAACAGCATATATCAACATGTCAATAACTTCTACTCCTGTGTTTTTCTTTATAAAGAAAAAGTAGACAAATTCAATCACTAACGAAACAACAAAATAAATAATGTATCTCATCATCAGCCTCCATATGTTTTATTGACCGATACAACGCACACTAAACCATGCAAGGCTAGCTGCTAGGCCTATTACTCCTCCCTTGATTGCGTTTTTCCCTACTACCTTTATGACCTCAACAGCTAATTTATCCCATAATTTTTTTTCAATTAGTTCTTTCATTCCACAGTTATAAATCCAATACCAGTAAAATCAATGATTTTATCTACAACACAACCAGTCCAGCCACTTAAAGTTCTTATTTCGCCGCCATTACCCTCATCAGTAACTGGAAGAGGAACACCTACTAAATCTCTCATGGATAAATCGCCATTAACGGCCTTTCTAAAAGCTAAAATTGATGGCAAGTTTTCTTGACCAAACCTCTCTGTAGCTTTATTTGTATCCAATATATATTTTCCGTTTTCTTGTATAGAAGCAACTTCAAAAATAAATTGAAAATCATCAGCAATTTGATTTATTTGCGTTTCTTCTTCGTTTTGTACATCTGTTTTACCTTTTATTTCATTTGGTGAGCTACTGCTATGAGGAATGCTAACTATCTCATTCTCATTGCTTACATTATAGTCAGCATTTTTGTTATCTGATTGGACTATATCACCATTGCCTGTTACTTTTTGGTTAGCTTGTTCTTTCTCTTGTTCAGTTGGAATCGATCCTACTTCTGCATAAGCGCTATAGCTTGGTAAGATGAGTGTTGCTGATAAAGCTACCGACAGTACAACTGTAAAACCTTTTTTAAACATGTTCATTTCATTCGTTCTCCTTTTCCTAAAATATAGTGTCCACTTCAGCAATAATGCCGACGTTTCCACTTAACCATTATATAGTGTAAATTACAAAAAACTCCATGATGGATTTTCGAATTTGAAAAAAACTTTATAGAACCAGTTTCTGAAGCATAAACATTCATACATGGTTATTTTTCTCTTTTGTACAAATTTGCAAAAAAGTCCAAATGTGGTATTATGGAATTATATGGTACTAGGAGGGGTTGAAAAATTATGATAACCGGATTGCTTTGCGAGTTGAACTTGAAAAAGCCATAGCAGAAACTGGATGTACGTTATCAAGTCTTGCAGAATACGGCGGACTATCTATCGGTAACCTGAGTGCCAGCTTGCAGCATAAGGGAAAACTGCGGCCTATCACCATGAAACAATTAGATACGTTAACAGAAGCCTTAGGCTTACCCGAAGGACATTACTATGAATATTACCTTGCTGAGGTTTCCCATAACAACAAAGTTTCCATTCCAAGAATGAAATCCTTTTTAATTCGCTGTGCCGAGCTGGGGAAAACCGACTTGATTATGAATGCGATCCATATCTTGGTGGAACATCCTAAGTACACCGAACTGCTTTTTTCTGTAGTAGAGGAATTGTATTTGAATGGTCTTGTTGAAGAGTCGCTTCTTTTTTACGAAGAAATCATTCAGGAAGAAAAGTACAATCACTCTGATCGTTTGGCCATCAGTCATTATCGAATATTTAGAGCCAGTATTGGGTCAGATGCTGAAGAAAACTACAAAGCAGTGATTCTTTTGAAGACTTCCGCAAAAACCTCCCTGAAAATTTTCAGTTGGATGCTTTGTTAAAGCTATCCAAAGTTTGCCTCTCCCTTAAAAAATGGAATTTAACTGAGCAATTTGCCGATGAATTAAGAATACTTTCTACGATCAGATACCAAGAAGAACTGCTGCTAATGAAAGAGGGCAAAACAGAACCATTGATAACTCTTGTTGTGTATTATGGTCAATCCTATCTAATAAAAAGTATTGCCCTATTTAAACAAGGTCATTATGAGAAAGCTAAACAATATATAGAAGGATACGAGGACCTTGGATGATTTGAGATTTTAGACGAACAAGGAAAGAAAGAAGTAGACAAGTTTCGTTTGTGGGCAATAGCGAATAAATAAAGTGTAGAACTACTTTTAGGGAATTTCAGCGTGCTTGATGAATACACAAATTATCTCACCGAACACCCTAACGAAATTTCTCTTGGTCTGCTGATGATTATACAATCTGCAAATGCATATGGATTTTGCATAGATCATATCTTAGAACGATTCCCTGGGTTTTCTTTAGAAAATGAGGAAAACGTTGTAAGGAATGAATATCATATTGAATTTCACTATGAGAAAGCGATTTATAAGTTTAATCAACAGTGTTTTTCTAAAGGATTGGAATCCATTTTATACTGTCTTGCCCTATGCATCGCCACAAAAAGATACTCTATGGCTTTATTTTGTGCAGCACAGTTTGAGCAGTATCAGAACAATGCTTCGGATTCCCAAAGGGGAAAATTTACAAACTTGATGAAAGAGGTGTTGGAGGTTGAAAAAATTTAAAAAGTGGCTGTTAAGTATTGCAGTAGTTGCCACAATACTAGGAAGTGAAATTGCCCTCAATACGCCACAAGTTACCTCAAAAGGTTCTGCTGTGTCTGTTGCTATCATACATGGATCTGATGATTAAAAAATGTTTAGACCATGAGATTCAACTTTGTTCCATGAAGTTAAAAGACTGCTTTCCTGAAGTGACCCCTAAAAGTTAGATACGGTTAGTTCATTAGGCAACTTGTTGGGTTTGAGTTCGATATTGTATCGGACTCAAACCTTTTAATTTTGCCTTTAGCAGATATCTATGAGCTTGGACTTGCTGACATTTTGGTCAAGAAAGGTACTACTACAATCACTGGGGCAGATATTACAGACTTAAGACTGAATACGGCTTTGTGTGTTGTAGTCAACTCTCTTCTTCAGGCAGACACAACCGCAATCTTTAATCAGTTTCAAGATTGGTTTATTCGTACATCCAAGAAACATGAGCAAGAGATTACGTCAAGTTTAGAAGAATTTGAAGCCTTTATTTCAGAGCAAAAACAAAAGTACAGCAAAGATTTTGAAGAGTGGTTTTCAACAATCAAGGATGTTTTGGACGAGAATACAGCAGGTCATTTACTGAATTTAATTCAATCCAATACAGATGCGATTCACGAACTTTTTACCTCTGTCAGTGATGGGAAAGACAAAGTTGCTAAGGCCATTACTGACCAAGGAGTGCCCGCGGTAAAAGAAGACCCATTTAAAGACTTAGCAGCGAAAATTAGAAGCATTGATAACGGCAATATTCCGATATATGTACAGCCCACAGAGCCAATCAAGAAAACGGGGTTTTGGATACAGGATGAGCAAAATGAAATTGAACATGTTGTGTATACAGATGTTTTTTCTGAATCTGGTGAATGGACAGCGGGGAAAGACATGCCAACGGCGAGAAGTGGTCTAACATCAAGCGTAGTCGGCTATAACGTCTATGCGATAGGTGGATGGAAATATAACGTGGCTAGTAAACTAGAAATCTACAATACCATCACCAACACCTGGACAAAGAGCGCAGACATACCAACGAGAAGGGGGCATACGACTTTAAGCGCAGTTGGGAATAGCATTGGGAGGTCAGAAAGATGTTCAATGAGGACAGTATCTGTGTGAACGTGTGGTGTAGGGCAGTGGTTACCCGGATATTTCCATACAGTGAAGTGCCTGATCTGCACAATCTTCGGGAAGAGGTCGGAAAGAAGCTTGAGAAAATGAAAGAAGAGTCGGTTAGCGCCTAAGGGCGTTATTTTTATGCTCAAAAACAGGAGGGGGACATATGGAAATTTCATTGATAAGTGAAAAAATATATGCTCATCTAGGAATTTTTAAAATTATAGTTGAAGTGTGATGAAAGAATGAACAGGGGGAACCATGAATGGAGGAACAAATTTTTAATACAGCGCTAAATACCGGGATATTTGGTGCGCTGTTTATCTGGCTGCTTTTTACTACAATGAAGAAAAATGAAGTTCGGGAGAAGGAGTATCAGAAGACTATTAGCGAGAATCAGGAAGTCATTCGGGAGCAAGCTAAGTCTTTTAGCCTTCTTTCAAGTGATATTGCCGAGATCAAAGGGATTCTAAAAGGAAAACCCGGGGAAGGAGATGTTCAATGATGGAAATCAGAGAAATGCTAGTAGATCCAAGTAAATATGGCATCAAATGTCCGAACAAGATGACGCCGAAATATATTACGTTTCACAATACGGCTAATGATGCCCCAGCAGAAAATGAGATCCGTTATATGATCGGGAATAATAATGAGGTTTCGTTTCACGTTGCTGTAGACGATAAAGAAGCTGTTCAGGGCATTCCTTTTGATCGAAATGCTTGGCATTGTGGAGATGGAAACGGAACAGGAAACCGTCAGTCCATCGGCGTAGAAATTTTTTATTCCAAGTCCGGTGGTAACCGATATTACAAAGCAGAAGATAATGCGGCTATTGTCATTGCTCAACTTATGAAAAAGTTTTGCATTCCTATTGAGAATGTGGTTCCACACCAGCACTGGAGTGGTAAATCTGCCCGCACAGAATGTTAGATGAGGGAAGAATACCAAGCTTTATAGAGCGAATTAAACAAGCATATGAAGGAGAGGAAGACATGAATAGAACATTACAGTTGGAAGACTGGCAATGGAAACAGCTTTTTGACAATATAGGGAAAGCCTGGAATGCAGGGAAGTTTACTGACTGGAATTGGATGGTTAAGATTGAAAATCGTTGTCTTACCGTTGATGAGCTGGCATGGCTGAATAACCACATTTTGGCGAGCAGCCTGTAAGAGAGGTTTCGTTAACTAAAATATTCAGTATTAACTATGAGTTAACATGGTTTACTAAGTTAACTAAGGGAGGAAGTTATATGAATATAGAAATCACAGATGTTTTCATTGTTGCGGTCATAGTCGGTCTTGTTGAAATGGCGAAAGGGATTGGACTCCCGGTTCGTCTGGCCCCGGTTTTATCTGTTATGCTGGGTATCGCGGCAGGTATTGCATATATGGCAGTATGGGACATTAAAACAGGCATTTTGTATGGGATTATTTGCGGTCTTACATCATGTGGGCTATATAGTGCTGGGAAAAGTGCAGTAAACAAAGAACAGTAACGCTCAACCTGCTTGTGTGTGGAACCACCTACAGAAAGGACCTTTGAGGAATGAACTGAGACCAGTAATGACCCTGGTCTCAGTTCAGAAATACTTCTAGGCCTTTCTTATTTGATTATGATAGCCTACTTTTGTGGGAGTAAAGGCAAATCATTACGACCCTCTTAGGTGATCAAAATCAATCCTTTATTGTTTTATGAATTCAACAGTGAAGTAATTACCTTTGTCTTCGTTTGTTATCATAGACCCCGTATTACCTTGGTCAGCAAAAAGTGGCCCGTCATCAGCAATTAAATTATATCCTCTTTTTGCTTTTTTAAGGGTGAAATTAATACTACCATAATTTTCCCCTAGGTACATTCCTCCATTGGGGTACCAAAAATTGTAATTTTGATAACGTAAATAACGTCCATCTCCAGTAACTAGCATTTTATGTGCTTCATTTTCATAAACCACGCCACTTCCATCAAATTTATAGGTAGATACACCCTTAATTTTATAGGAAAGATTAACCCAATTTGCCGAAATATCAGAACTTTGATACCAATACGTATGATTGTATTTTTTACGACTATCTATTACTCTTACAACATATTTCTGTCCTGCAATAACAGGATTACCATCGGTGTCCATTACTGAAGTAAAAGAAGGAATAGGATTAGGAAAAGAGATCTTAATGCTCGCTTCTAATCTCCTATTTCTCCAATTATTATTTCTAACTGAATAAATATTTATTTCTTTTGCAGTCTGTTCCAGAATCAAATAAGTTCTTTGCGATGCGCTACCTGATAAAAAAACAGGAATATCACCGAAATAATCAGAGTATTGATATTTTTTTCCGCATTGTTTATGATAGTGACCACAAAAAACGGCTGCAACGCCATAATCCTTTAATAATTTTTTAAATCTTGCATTAGGTCCTCCTCTCCAGTCATCCGGTTTATGAACATTTACAATAATTATTTTCCCAGCTTGGATAGCGTATTGAAGTTGCCATTCTAGCCAATTAAGGTCTGGTTTCATTTCGATTGAACCCCAGATAGTTTCAGAAGATGTCTCCATTGTAGGATAATTATTTAGTTGTATGGAATATATATCCCCAAAGTCTACAGCATAATAAAAACTTCCCCGACGCCATGGTGTTTCAGTGTAATCAAATTCAATGTTTTTTCTGTGTTTAACATGAGTAAAAAAATCACTCATTGTCCAAAAAAAACATTGATCCGCAAAACAATCATTTTTATTATTTTCTATGTCATGATTGCCTAAACCATAATAATATGGCTTTTTTAGTATAGGAAGTAATTTATCTCTCATTTTGTATCTTTGATAATCGTGCCCAAAAGCTGTAATATCTCCGTTTATAAGAACAGAAGAGTTTGGCACAGAATCCGTATAAGAATTAATATTTTCATACTGTTCCCTTATCAAGCGTTCAGAAACGCTCTGTGTTTCACTATCACTTTCACTGTTGTCTCCATCATCCATTTTTGGTGTCCAAGGATACTGTGGATCTGAGGTAATGACTAAAGCTTGAAGTACCCTGTCTGATTGTGTCTCGTTTAATTGTTCTACTTTGTTCAT